AGTTACGCCAACAGGTTTAAATGTAGCAAACTGTTCTGCTCTGCGAGTAGCTTCTAATTGTTGTTGAGTAGATTGTTGTGAAGCAGACTGAATTGCTCTACGAGCTGCGTCAGACAAGAAATAGTTAGCACCAGCGCCTAATAGACCGCCTTGTGTTCCAGTACCGCCAGCAGTTCCACCTTGTCCGGCTGGACGGCTACCTCCACCAATTAAGGCTTTTGCAGCTTGAACACCAAACTGTTTAGCATAATCAAGCAAGCCCGGAGTACTTTGTAGGTAAGCATTAAACTGAGCATCTCCACTCATGTTAAAGTCTTCACCAGTTCCAGTGTTCATATTAAACTGTCCGTAGTCCACACCACCGTTAGGCAGTAAATTCGGAGCTACATAATCCGGAGAATAATAAGACGAAGTGTCATAAAATAAGTTCTCATCCATACCTGTGCGTCCTGTATTTGTTTGATTAAATAATCCTGCTCCTGTATCAAAGGCTGTATTAACACCAGCGCTAATACCTGCGTTTGCTGCGCCAGACAATAATCCTGTTACTGGGTCTCTGCCTGTGGCAGTGGCACCAATTGCACCTGAAGTAGCGCCACCAGCAACTTGTCCTGCTGCAGTCGATACTGCACTACCTGTACCAATACCAGCATTCTGTGCTGCTAACATTGCTGTTTGTTGTGAACCTAAATCAGTTCCAAATTCTGCCATTGTTCCAATATAGTCGCCAACTTCAACACCTGCAGCAGTTGCAGCAGCAGAAACTGCTGTCATAAACGCTACATCTTCGATAGGTAATCCAGCATCAATTGCTTTAGCTGCAGTATAGGCAGGAATAGCATACAACGATGCTCCTCCGGTAGCCGGGGCTGCTGCAATAGCGGCAATCTTAACTACTGTGCCTAAAGGGTCTTGTAGTGCTGGTTGTAAAACACTTTTGTCAATAAATTCACCCGCATCGCCAATCGCACCTCCAACGACTTCTCCGACATCCGCAACGGCACCTCCAACGGCTTCTCCGACATCAGAGACCACATCAACAACTGCTTGAACGGCTCCGCCCATTTTAGTTTATCCTCACTGTTACTGTAAACATTTTACCTTTTTTCTTTTCTTCAATAGGTAAATTCATTTGTTGCAACATTTTTATTAATTTGTAATTTTCAGTTTCAATGAGAAGTTTTTTTACACCAGCTTTCTTGACTGCATCAATCCCGACTTTCATTGCGCCTAACAGCATATTAGGAGTATCTAGTGTGTACATATGCACTTCTAATACGCCGGGTTCTTTACGGATACCGACAAACACAGTATTGTTGTGTCTAACAACAACTGCTTTTTCTTGACGAATCAATAGGGCTAAACCTTTTAAGAATTTATCTTCTTCTTTGGTGAAGCCACCACGCTCTAGGTCTTTACGGATAATCTCCGTAGCAGACATCTGTTTGTCAATAATTTCTGCCATGATTAGTATGTCCCGCCATCAACCGTTGCTGTGAATGTACCAGATACTGTTAAGTTCACTGCAGTAGCAGTGCCAGTCAAAACAGGAGATGCTGAATCTGCCTTGGTTTGCACTGCTGTAGAGACAGCGTTAAACTCAGTATCAAATTCAGAACCACGAATAATCTTGTTAGTGTCTCCACTTGGTAACGAATCTTTACTGGTAAAGTTAGTTGTTTTTGTGTAATTTGCCATGATTAAGCCGTCCTTCCTAATTTAATATATGTGTCTAGTTTTTGTATTGATACTGAGTTACCATTAATATCGCACTCTAGTCCAATTTGTAACACTCGACCTGTTCCTGATGTTGGAACATCTAATTTAGTAATTACTATACCGCCAGCGTATTTTCCAATATTATACTCTGCAATACCAAATTCTGCAATGCTTAATTCATCTAAAGTTCTGACTTGTGATTCGTAACTACCTTCGTAATCAAAATCCCACTTAATCACAATGGTTTGCGACGCACCGCCAATAATGTAAAAGTCAGCCTTTTTAAATATCTTTAGGGTTGTTGGTGTTTGATAATCAAAATAGTTGGTATAGTAAGACATTAAATAATCAACACCATCGTCTTGGTAGCCTGTGTACTTACCAACATAACCAGCTACACCTAAATAAACTTCTTTGTCTTTAGTTAAAGTAAAACTATGTGGAACTAAGCTAGTCCAAGTTGTAGTTCTTGCTGCACCATCTTGCATCATTACTCTAGTATCAAAACAATAAAGAATAGATTGTGATGGGAACGACAATAAATAAAACGCATCGGTCGGGCTATAAACAGACTTAATGGTTTTGGCTACAGCGCCGTTGACATAACTAATTAAATCATCACGAACATTCTTTGACAAGTCTCTAAATGGTGCAGACTTCTCTTGAATTGTTCTGGTCAAAGACCGAACACCAGTATCTGACAAGAAGATAACATCCGAACCAGTTGTTTGTACAGAATCTCTTGCTACACAACCAATACCAGTAATAACATCAGATAGGGTAAGAATTGATGGGTCTTGTGCATTGCTATAGACAACAATATGTCTAGTGCAAAATATAACAAAGAAACCATTGTGAGACGCTAGGGCAACAATAGGGTCTCCATCACCAACTACTTCAGATATATCTAAACGACCCGATGTGCCTGTTGTGTAGTTCGTAGCATCTAACAAATCACTAAAATATACAGTCTGTCTATCACCAGAAATATCTGCCAACCAAGTTCTGCCGTATGCTGCAATAGCACAATTTGGCATAAAGGTTGATGTCGTGTATCCTGTCGGTAAAGTTCCTAAATCACCGAGACGCTGAAAGCCAAAAGCAGTTGTTAAATAGTTAAGTAGTAAAACTGGATGTCCTTCTTGGACAATCGTAGCGTACGACTTTGTTTCACCAGTTTGCTGTATGTTAGCGACTTGCCAATGACTGTCGGTAATCGTATAGCTTACATTAGCAGAGTCAGCAGCATTACGCACATTCTTAACAACTAAGGCACTAGACTCTTCAATAAATAGTTTGTTGTTACCAGCAACAAATAAAACTGTGTTGTTGTCGGGTCCACGAACATCGGCAATAGTTTTAACCACTGCTGTCGATAAATCGGCATTGGTTGCGTGGACATTGTCCCATCCCTTACGAGAACCAATACGACCAAACTTATCAATAACGCAGTTGTTAGCCGTTAAAGCAAAACCAGACTCTAGCGTAACGCTACTATCTTGGGTGTTTAAACCCATGAAGCCGGGAGCAGCAATCGTAGCTGCTTGGAGTTGTTTACTCAATTAGGCACCCAGTTAGTATCTTCTAAGTAACGAGTAGATTCTAAGGCAATGTAATCAGCTAATAAAGTCTTAGCCAAGGCATAGGCTTCTGAAGAAGCAAGTCCATTATCTTCACCACGCTCTACTAATGCTCTTGCATAAGCATTCTGAATCACGACATCGGCTGGTACTTTGATAATTGTTGCATCAGAGGAAAGTACATCCTGTGGCAAGAAGACATAAAATTTAAGACTGTAAACAGCATCAGGGACTGGAAATAAATTAACTTTTGTGTCTCCATTAGAATCTTGCCCTTTGAAGTTATAATAGGTTGGAGAACCTTGTTGTGGAGTAGCTACAATTAACTGCTCATTCATGTAAGTTGCGGGAGCAAGACGCAAACGAGAATCTTTAGTGTCATTCCATGCATCTTGGACTTTAAACCGAACACCTGAGTTGGTTAGGGTATAGTTAGAAGTTGCAGCAACCGTGGTAACAGTAATAACTTCTGCAAGAGCGTTCCAGTTATAGGCTGCTTCAATTGATACCTTGGCATCGTTGATAAACTCACCAATCAACTTAGAGTAGTTGGTAGCAGACACAGTAGCTACTTCTGTCTCTCGTAAGCGACGAAGTACACTATTAACAGCTTGTAGATAAGTTGTAGTTGCCATTTTTTAACAATCCCATTTCTTTAGTGCTAGGGCTTTCCTTGTGGGTCTACCCTTTTCGTCCTTCATTGGACCTTTGACACCGCCCATCCTTGCACAGAAGCTCTTACGCCTTCCAGCCGCTTTAGGCGACTTTGCAGCCGCTTTAGCCGAAACTGGAGGCTTGAGGTTAGCACCTTCTGTTCGCTGGAAGTAAGCCCTTCCTTTGGCGTTTAAACCACCTTCTAGGTTCTGATATGCTTTCTTAGGCATTATTTCTTCTTCTTGGCAGTCTTTGCTGACTCAATAAAGTCTTTTGCCGAAGGTGCGCCTTTAGAGCCTACCTTACGCATCTTCTCACCTGAGCCAGCCTTGATACGACGACGCTTGGCGGCGATATTGGCATAGAGACCCGGTTTAGTAGCCACGCATAGCTCCCATCTTCTTCATTGGTTTAGCGACCACTTTAGTACCAGTCTTCTTAGCATACTTCTTAGCTTCTTTTTTACCCTTCATTGTATAGGGAAACTTCTTGTCTTTTACCATTGGCATATTATTTCCTTTTCTTTGGTTTAGTTACTTTAGCGGTTGATAATGCAATTGCTACAGCTTGACGCTGTGGTCTTCCTTCTTTAACCAGTTTAGAGATATTCTTACTGATTGTCTTTTGTGACTTACCTTTAGCGAGTGGCATAATAATTATCCGTGTTGTGAGGCTGCTTTATACTCTTGCTCAAAAGTAGCAATACAGCTTACTGATGAGCCAGTTTCTGACTTTACTCTAAGTTCGTCACCTTCTTCAAAGAATATGTACGAAGAACCATTTAAATGCAGATATGTCTTACTAGTAAGGTTATAGTCTAATAAAATAACAATTTCCGTAGCTGCACTGCTGTCGTACCACCAAACACTAAAATGCTTTGTAGAACCACCTGTGTTGTGGGCGTACAGAGTATAAAACCGAGCAGTATGCTGGCGTGGTACAGTATACAGCGTTGTTAGGGTATTAGCGGTAAGATTCTTACCAACCGAGATTTCTCTCATTTAAGTACCAGAGTTAATAAAGTAATAATAATGAATCCAGCAGTGCCTAGGAGAATCTGTTCTAGTCTTTTTAGTCTAGCGTTAATCTGTTCGTAGCGAACCTTACAGACTTCTTCGTGGCTTAGTAGTTTTAAATCAGATTCTGTCATGGCAAAGTCGCAATGTACGCACTAGCATCCGTCATCACATTCCCATCGGCATCTTGCAGTTCTGCACCAGCTAAGACTTCTTTCTTAAATTGCTGATAATCTGTGTTGGCTGGGTCGAATGGGATGAAAGCACCATCAGATAAACGCTGAACTGATTTTATGTCTTTAATTAATTTATACATAATTACACCTTATAGTTCGATTGCGGCTGTTGCACCGCCTAACCACCAATTGGTTGTAGTGCCAAGTACTGTTGCTGTATTATCAAACATTACAAATTCTGTTGAACTACCTAATGACCTTGCGTTTGCACTATCTAAAGTACCAGTATTCCATTGTCCTACTGTGCCGCCCACCCTATCATTAAACAAAGTAACAGTTGGAGAAGCACGCATTGTTACTGGAAATTTCCAAATGGTTGATGGGTTTGTTGTATTAACTGAATAACCAAAATAATAATTAGCTCCTAGTCCATTAGCAGGTGCTATATTTTGAGGAAATGTTTTTGCATAATAACGCTGACACAAAGCCAATTCAGTTCCATAAGGTCTGTAATCAAAGCTAGTAGCTGTAGAGCCTACCTCTAGTTGAACTCCTGTGATGTAGAAAGTTGCTCCTGTAGTTGCTGCTAATTGAACTGAACCTGATGTTCTGCGAATTGTTGAAGAACCCCAAGCACCAGCAGTTCCATTAAAGTTTGTTCCGTAACCAATATCCCAAGTTACTTGAATACCAGTAGTATTGTCAGTAGTCCAAGTTCCGCTTGTATCACCAGCAACGGTTATTGTTTTTTGTTCCCAAGTGTTTGCAGAATTTACCGTATATGTTCCAACATAAAAACGATTTGATGCGTTGTTATTAAACGAAACAGAATAAGTTCCTGTAACACTAGAACGAACCCAAAAAGACAAAGTTACTGTTTGTGCATTAGCAGTTCCCCATCCTAAATCAGCAACATTAAAACCTTCAATAGATTGCCAAAACGCATTAATATCACCAACCGCAGGGGTAGTTCCTGTACTTACAGTATATAAAATACTATTTGTAAATCCTGTTGGAGCGATTGTCGAGCGTTGTGCTGTTATTGTTGCTCCAGATGTTCCTTCATACGAAGCAAATCTATCCACAGGATATTGTGTTGTTGTGCTTAAAGTAACACTAGCACCAGCATTACGCTGGTCAATCACCATCGCACCATTGATGATTCTGTTTTTAAATCCGTAATAACCTGTTGTAGTTCCAGTACCGCCTTGTGCTTGGGATAAAGGAGTAGTAAGTCCTGTTAAAGAAGTAATATCAGAGTTTGCGCCACTAGCAGCAGCACTAAGGTTTGTTCTAGCGTTCGCTGCCGTAGATGCACCTGTACCACCATCTGCTACTGCTAAGTCTGTAATACCAGTAATCGAACCACCAGTGATTGTTACATTGCTTGAGGCTTGACGAGCCATTGAATCTGTTAAAGTAACAACAGAACCACCAGAGTCTTTGGTATAGAGTTTCTTATCGGTTACATTGACTGCTAATTCACCTTGTGTTAACGAACCGGAACCGGGGACTGCAGAAGCAGTAGAGCTGTTCTTGGTGATGATAGTGGAAGGCATTATAGAATCTCCTTAATTGTTTAAATACACTCAACGAATGCACTTAAACAAACTCCCTAGCCGAAGCTAAGGAGCTTGAGTGTTTACTATTAAGCGTTTACAGCGAGTACGAAGCCAGCTTCTGGGCGAACTACTTTAGTACCGAAGAGGGTATCAGCGGTATAAAGAGTCGACAAGTATTCTTGCTTATACTGTACTTGTGAACGAACACCAACTTGCTCTGCAAACACGGTTGTGTCTGTGTGGAACAAGAGTGCAGCTTTAATTGCATCACCAACTGAGTTATCAGCGGCTGTTTCGATAACAGGCATATTGCTTGATACATAAACATCAATGCCATACAACTTACCGATTTGACCATTG